ACGCGATACCCCTCACGGCGTATCCGTATCGACAGGTCCGTGTCGTCACAGGTAACAGGCGCTAGCTCCGGGTCGAATGCGCCAACCTTCTCATATACAGGGCGGGGAAACAGCCAGCAGGACGCTTCGATATAGTCGACTTCCCGTTTCCACGTTTGCTCCTGGTGGAAGCACGTATAGTCGGGCTTGACGAATCCTCCGAACCGTCCAGTTACTCCCACCTCTTCATTGGTCAACAATGTCTCCAGTAGCCCGGCAAGCCAGCCTGGTCCGGCTATCGTGTCATTATTGATGGTGCAAAGGTAGTCGCCACTGGCTGCTTCCCAGCCCTGATTGACCGCGCTCTGGAACCCGCGTGCGTTCTCGTTCCGTATGAGCTTGTCAATGTTCGCGTCTTTCAGGTAGTCAGCCGTTCTCGGTCGACTACCATCGTCTACCACGATCAACTCGTGGTCTTCGGGCGTATTGGCCCTGACACTCTCGATACAGCGGGCAGTGATAGTGCGCCCGTTATGCACCGGAATGACGATGCTCGTCTTCACTTATGAGCCTCCCCAATGAAAAGGGGCACCCCGAAGGATGCCCCCGTATGGTCCCTGAGACCGCTTATGGCAGGTTGGGGAGGCGGGTCGCAAGGACCACGCCTCTCCGTTATGGTGTGCCGGTCAGTGACCAGATGCCCGCCATGTAGTTGGCGTATTCGACGGACCAGCCACCGTCGAAATACCAAGCATGGTGCTGCTGTCTACCGAAGTCCGTATCCGGGTCGCGCCTGTAGCTGAGTTCCTGAATCAGATACTCACCGAAGCACTGTGCTCCGAACACCAGTGCGCAGTAAGCAGCATTGGCCGCCTGATAGTATCCCTGAGTAGTCTCTATCCAGTAGACCCCCTCCCAGAAGCCGATCTCGTTGTTGAACAGCTTGTTGGAGGATGCATACTCGATAGCGGACCTGAACTGCGAGTCGCGCTTGATACCGCGAGCCTGATAGGGATGCAGAATGCCGATGTAGCCCTCACCAACGCCAGCGCGGTTTATCTTCGGCGCGTTCTGGTTGGCGAGATAGTCAACGGCGCTCCACACACCGTATGCAGTCATCCGATAGGCCGGCGCGTTCGTTCCTTTGCCCGTCGGTGCGGTCGTGCCGATGGTCGTTCCGCCCGCGCCCACGTTGAAGCAGTTTGTGCCTGTGAGCACGCTAGCGACTAGGGTATCGCGCACAGCGGTATCAAGCTGCTTTGCCGCGTCACGTGAGAGTAGGTTCCTGATCTCTTCCTGCTGTCTGAACGGAGTCATTTTAAGAATCCGAGACTCAGGAGAGATAGCGTTGCCCCACTCATACGGGGTGTAACTGACTGTGCCGACCGTAAAGCCGGTTCGCGGGATAAGAGTCCCTGCGCTAAGCTTGGTTCCAGCGGTCGCAACATCGGTGGTCTTCATCACCGAGAGAGTCGTGTCGTCTCCGGGGTAGTCACTGCGAACATCGCGGGCGAACTGGCGGAACACATATAGGGGTTCGGCTGCGCGCCGAATCTCAAGGTTCCATACATCCGGTGTCCACAGCGTATCCGTGGAGATATTCGGAGAGTTGTTGAACGTATAGGCCGTAGCCATTGTGTGTCACTCCTTTTGGAGCGACGATTTACCTGCCGCGCCTCGAAAGCGCCGGAGATAGGATAGCGTGGTTCTGGTTATAGAACTGCTCAAGCTGCTTTTCAGGCACGCCCTGAGCCATCATCGCATCCCACTCCTTCAGGAGTCTGTCAGCCTCGGTTGGCACTGGAGTCTTGTCGGGCTGTGTCGGCCCGCCCAGCGCGCCCGGTATCTGAAACTTTTCCTGAAGCGGTTTGAGTTTTGTCTCGATATATCCCTTTGGGTCTTCTATCCCTTCGGGCACGAGTTCCGCTAGTTCAGGAGGTAACTTGGCGTCAAGGACGGCTTTCAAGCGGGCATTCTCTCGTTCGAGAGCTTCCGCTTTGTCGCGTGCTTCCTTGGCCTCCTTGTCCTTACGCTCAGTCTCGGAAAGCTGAGCGTTTTCAAACTCCTTGAGTTTGGCCTCCTGCTCTTTGAGTTTGGCAAGCACTTCGTCGCGTTGTTTTTCTGCTTCCTGCTGCTTCCGCGTGAGGTAGCCGATCTGATCATGTTCCGACTTGTCCGGCTTCTCCTGTTTGGTCTCAGCAGTTTTCTCGGCAGGCATTGTCTCCTGCGCGGGAGCCTCTTCGGCCATGTCTTGTGTCTCCTATTCGGGTTGATCTCCGCTACTAGCGGGTTCGCGGACTTGCGGTGCTCCCACATCGCCATCCGCTGCTTCCAGCCAGCACATACAGTTCGTGAGGCAGACCGGGGACCTGCCGGGGAAGAACGGCAACTCGTTCAGACGGTAGAACGCCGTTGGGAGTCCTGAACCGTTGCCATTCGCTACCGCCACACAGGCCACACAGTGCTCTGCTCCTGGGTGCATATGCCACTGGAATAGGGGTGTGTCTTTGTGATATGCCCAACTCCGGTTATACACTTCGCGCACCGCGTGGGCATACATCTTCACTCGCTGGCCTAGTCGGGCGTCACTTACCCTTCCCGCCGCGAGGTCGTCCCTTAGCTTTGCCGCGTATTTTGCCTCCGCATCCCACTGTTTCATCACCTCCGCTGTGTCGGCCTCGCTCAGCGTCCTTAGTCTGCCCGCCGCCACCTTTCCGAGCGTGGACGCCTGCTGATACGCGGGCTTGAGTATTTGCTCCATCGCGGACGTTATCCCGTCCGGTGAGACTTTGCCGCTTCGTATCGCCTCCGCGAGCGTATTCAACTTGCGCTCGACATCGGCATACAGCTTCAAGAATGCCTGCTGCGCGGCACCCGGCGCATACTTCGTCGCCGCATCCATAAGAGGACTGAGTGCGCGTTCACTAGTAGACAGCCAGGGTATCGCAAGGAGGTAGGCCGCGAGATAAGCCAGCTTCTGCTTGTCCTCACTACTGACTACCGCCACTTTGCTTCCTTGCCGCGCCTTTCACCGATCCGTCAGCAGCTTGGTTTTGCAGGCCCGGCTTCTTGTTGCCACCAGGTCCGCCGCCTATTTGCTTCACCGCCTCGATAGCCTCCATGACCTTCTGCCGTTCCTCCATATCCTCTTCCACCTTGGACAGAAACTCCGGCAGTTCGTCTTCAGGCACACCCATGATCCGGGCCAAGTCGCGTGCAGCATACTCAAATGGGTATCCCGCATTTGTCGCGGAAGTCACGTTGGCTATCTCTACCTGCTTGTCCACACCGCCCAATGGGAAGTAGTCAGGCCACGCCGCCTGAATGTCCATATCCTCCGACCAGCCAGGCCCGTCGCCCAATTGGCTCTCAGCAAACAGCAGCTTCTCAAAGAACGGGCACAAGCCATACTGCGCCCAGTTCCGCCGTTTCTCTTCGGTGGACTCCAACAGCGGCCCGTGCAACAACTGTAGCGCGGCATATGACAGTTGGCCCAAACCCGCCACGTCCTCCAATTTCGGGTTCACTATCCCGGACTGCGAGTATGCGAAACTCTCCAGCTTCTCGGCGAACCACTCCATATTCCTACGTAGGTGCCCGGAGTGCTCTAGCAGCTCCACCTTGGCGTTCGGACCAGTCACAGTGTAGACAGAATGAGGAGCCAGCGAGTCAGGCGTGTTGTCAGCCTCGAAGAACACAGCCACAGGCCCACCACCATATTGGTTCGAGATGTCCATGTTGTCATAGGCTATGTTAATGCGGTCGAATAGATCGAAGAGGCCCCAGAAGTCACCCTCGCCGTTTGGAGTCAGCGTATCTATCCTGTTGCGCACCAGCTGAAACGGTATCACCCGATACGGGTTCGCTACCCGCGACTTGATACGCCAAGGAGAACCCTTTTCCTGAATGAGATCACCACTGCGAGCCGCTTCAAGCGCCATCCGGGGATTCAGAATAGCGCCCGGCAACTCCTCATACTGCACATACTCGGCATTCGTCCATTCCTCGCGGAACCAGTAGTCCTTTCCATCCTGACCTTGGTAACGATACTGCACCCTCACCATCTGCAAGTCAGTCAGATCGTGAGGGTTGTAGACCGGAATGATGTCGTTCACAGATAGTGTGTTGATCTTCCACGGCCTCATGGTATCCGCTTGGTCTTTGTAGAACTTGAACCACAAGCCACCCTCTATACCGACCCGCTTTGCGCACGCCTTCAAGTCTACCTGGTTGCGGTCCAGCACACGCCGTATCTCATCTGTTACCGCCTGCTTGTCCCTGACATAGAACCGAGGCGGATTCTTCATCAAGAATGTTGCTGACTTGTTGACCACTATCGACGGGAGCGGCACGAATATCTTGGGGTATACCTGCTGGCGCTTTTCGTCTAGCGGCCAACCGCCAAACCGCTCATTGCCATAGGTCGGATATGCCTCACTCGTATAGTAGGAGTTCGCCTTGGCAATCTTGGAGGCGAGGTCCGACTGACCTATTGCCTCAAGCTGAGCGTTCACCAATTGGTTGATGGTCGGTATGCTCACAGCCGGTATCCCTTGTTGACCACCTTGACCTGCCCCGTCCCCTGCGATGCCTGCCACCACGCCAAAGCCAACGCCACAACCGTATCGTCGTGCCGCTTGCCAGGCGCACCCATCGTCAAACGCCCCGTCTTGGTCCTCTGGTATTCATAGCCGATAAGTTCGTTCGTCTGGACGTCTACGTCCATTAGCGACAACTCGCGCCGCTCAATAGCCAACGCCAAGTTGTTGATCATGTCCTCCTTTGCAGCAGCGCCGGAGAACGTGTAGCCGTATGTCTTGGGCCATAACTCACGCATATACTCGTAGATCGGGTCACCTAGACCCGTCGAGTCCAACAAACACGGAGCGTTATACTTGTGGCAGACATTCGCAAAGATCGGTATCTGACGACGCCAGTCTACCTCGTTGAAACGGTCGAAATATACCTGCCGCTTCCGAACACGGTCAATTACCGTCACCACCGAGTAGTCCTCATACTTCGCCAAGTCTATCCCAGCAGCGTAGAAATGGTTGTCCTCCGGGTTCTCAGCACGAGCACCCTGAAGCACACAGTCCTTCACGCCCCTGAATACCGCACCCGCGTCAGAGACAAACTCCGCCTCCCACTCCTGCTGAAATACCCTGTCGGGCAGAGTCTTCCGTGCCTCCTCTATCTCCTCACGACTCACATACGGAGAACAACCTAAAGGAGCACGACCGAAAAAGTAGTCCGGCTGCAAAGGGTCCATCCCCTTTTGAGCCAGATCGAAGAACCAGTTGAAACCCTTCGGAGTCGATATGAACGACGCTGGAGCAGTGTTTACCGCCAACATAGGCCGCAAATACTGCGTATATACCCGCTCATCAGAGATCGTCGCCGCCTCCTCAACAGTCAGCTTGTCCAGCTTCCTGCCCTGCAACGTGTCCGGATTCTCAGCAGACTTCCCCTCTATCCGAGACCCATTCGAAAAAGTGATATATAAGTCCCGACGACTGATCTTCTCAGCACGAAACTCGGCATACTTCAAGTGATCCATCGCCGCACGCTCATACTCGTCGAATATCGGCGTGCATAAATCGTAGTTCGGAGCCACTAACCACACCAACCGACGCGGCACCTCAGCACATATGAATATGTCCTCCCAAGCCTCACCAGTCGACTTGCCATGCTGACGCGGCCAACACTCTACAACAAACCGCTCAGGACGAGAGTGAATTAACTCCCACTGCTTGCGGTGAGGTGTGTAACCATGCAACACAAAGAACGCAGCCTTTAACTTCAAACGATCTATGTGCTTCGAGTCAGAATTCGCGGGAGCAGTGACATCCCACTGAGGACTTAATACCGGCTCAACAATAGCAGCCTTACCCATCCCCAACCCCATCCCGCCGCCATAATACCAATAGGTCTATGCGCAAGTTCCCAGCACTCTCACCACCGCTCGCTGACAACTCAGCAAAACCACCACGACAACCTACAGCCCTTCGCACCAGTAACCGCTCGCTCCGCACGTCTAATACCAAGTCACCAGCATATACCTCCACACCATTCCTGTCGTGAAAAAGACACTTGCACATATCTAGCCCCCCCCAACAAAACTCGATGGGACCCCCCCAC